CTTACGTCTTACCTGAAGATCTTGCGGAATATCTCTCCTCATGTTCTTCTCTTTCACAATGTCAACCAGGCTATCCTTCATAAATACCGGTATTCCCAATGTGTCAGCCTCCAGAACGATTGATTTTATCCATTCGAACTCAGGAACAACCATTCCTTTTCTTTTCCATGTTTCCGCACCGATGATTATCCAGTCCGCTTTTCCTGCCAGTGCCGGCTTGATCCACTTCCCGGAATCTTCAAGCAAGGGCTCTATGCAGATGAACTTCTTTTTTCCTTCCGGGAGAAAGCCAGCTCTATAAACATCATCCGCTTTCGTAATGGTTGTTCCGTAGTACATGTTCGTTTCTTCCGGAAGATCTAAATCCATGTATCTCTCAGGATTTACCGTAAGAAATAAATAGTTATTCTTCGGATGCTGTCTGCAGATATTGAACACATCATATATCCAGCTGTCAGGTACCCATTCTCCGAACATATCAGCCATTGCACCAACCAGGATATTCTGTCCCATTTTCAGCTTGTCCAGCACTCCGTATCTATATCTGTGGAGCGTAGGCTCAAATCCAAACGGATAAAGAACCTGCTGCCCCGTTTCATCGAGGAACGGTTCATCCAGAACATACACTCCATTTTCCATACGGTACTTATCACGCTGTTTTATATTCATTTTCACATTACCGGAAAACCGCCTGCTCATCTGTCTTGCATAACAGTATTCACATTTATACCGGCATCCGGTAATGATATTCAGCGTATGATCACAATACTCTATCTTTGAACGGTTCATATGTAGTTGCCTCCTCCTGTGCCGGAAGTTTATCAAGGAGATTACAAGCCTCCTCGACTGCCTCTTTTCTGAAATCAGAATAACCATAATCGTCCTTTACTCTGATTAAGATTTCTACGATTTCTCCGATTTTCATTTGTCATTCCTCCCAATATTCAACGGTATATTCTGTCTGTCCGTTTTTCTTTTCCTCCTGCCCAGGAACTGTCTGCCGGCCAATTCTTACAGAGTACCCCGCCTTCACAAGAAGTGTGGCGATCTGCAGTCTATCTTCCTCATTCCATTGAGCAGAACCCTTACGGATGCTCCTGATTATCTGTTTTGCCATTATCCGCACCTCCTCATTTCTTTCTCTTTATTTTCGTTTATGGTATCCTGCATTTTCTTCTCAAAGGCTTTTACAAACGCCTCTACCTCCGGCGGCATTCCGCAGTTATGAGATCCTCTGCATTGGATAATATGGTTGTTATTCCACTCCATAGTGAAATACGGTTTGTCCGGTTCAGCAGACTTTCTGACGAAAAATATGTTTGTCTCTCCTCTGGCCACCCGATCAACATATCCTCCGACGCAATGATGTAATGCAGCTCCCTCCGCTTTTATCTCATCAGCAGTCTTCGGTACTACAAGCAGGAGGCCTTTTCCTTTTATCTGGAAAGCATCTTTACAGTCTTTGTTCTCTTTAAAGATCTCCGACATAGCCTTTTTCGTCTGTTCCATACGCCTTTTTGCTTCTCGTTCTCTCCTTACCTTTTCTTTCGCAGCCTGTCTGTCCATAAGTTCCTGATGCTCTTTTGCAGTACGGTCATGCACTTTTTTGAAATTCTTCGGCATATAGATAAACATATTGTTCATGTCATATTTCAGATCTTTGCACCAGTTAAGGTACTCCAGCCAGTCCTTAGCCATGTTTCGTTTTCTCTCAATACGTGGATCCTCTCTTTCCGTGTATTTCATATACGAATATTGCCAACATCCTCCCTGATCTCCCAAAGGATAGCCCTCGCATTCTTTTGTGATGTATTTCACGATTTTATGAAGCGTTGTTTTCCTGTTTGCCTGTTGCAATAGGTCTGTATTGCACCCGAACGTCTCATAATATTCCTGAAGCTGCTCCGGTTTGAACTGTAAGCCAATCTTCTGTGCCACCTGCAACAGCCGAAGTACATCGTGGTTTCCATCAACAGCCTGCAATACTCTGGTATTTACCTTTGTCAGTCCCAAAATCTCATATATGGTATTTCCTTTAACATTGACCTTGCCAGTCTGATAACCACTGTATCGAGAATTGATAATGCCTTTTGCAATCTTATTGAGCCCCATCTTGCAGATCCATTCCATTTTCGGAAATTCCATATACTTTTCGATTGCATCCTCATATCTCATGGAAACTGTCGGAAGATTTGTTGAAAGCACTTCCAGAGCCGAGTATTTCATGGGGGTATGTTCCCACGCCTGCGGCAGATTTCCTGGATATAATATACATTCCATGCAGGCGATCTTTCCCTGATCCGGACACCAGCGGCAATTTCCTCTCTGTTTATACACTCCCCACTCATAGGCTTCGCATTTGGGTTTTCCTTTCGGGAACGTATAAATAGCTCTGCTGTACTCCGAAACATACCTTTCGATTCTGCCTTTATTTATTAACATGTCCACATAGCTGTCGCTTCTCATTGATTGGTGTGCTTTGAAGTACCGGAAGACAAAACCGTCTTTCGTAGGATCCACATAAACAAACCACCGTTCATCTTGTGTCTGAGCAGGCATTCGTCCTTTTGCCTTAATGGTTATCCTGCTACCGCAGAACGGACAGATTCCTTTCTCGTTATTCCGCAGACGGATGTTTTTTCTGTCCACAATTCCAATTTCTTTGCAATGTGTGCATTCACATAACGCCTTACCTTTTTCCACTTCCTTGTAGATCAGGTATCGTGCGAAGCTCATTCCGGTATCCCATATCCAGTCGAAAAATTCTTTCGGCGCCTCCTTTATCGGATTCATTACCGCATCGATCTTGTCAGTCTCTTTCTTATGCTTTTCCGCCAGTCTTTTGTCCAAAACCTCTTGCTGAAATCTATGTATTTCTATCCATGGACTGTATTCATCATCAGGAACGGCGTATTCTTTGAAGAAACCCTTTACTATTTTTAACTCTTCATCAGATCTCATAAATACATTCAGCCTATATGAACTTTTATTCTCCTGATGATTCCACACATAATCCATTAGAGAAAAATTATACATTCCGGCAAATGAAGCTGTGAGCCATTTAGTCTTTGACGTTTTTAGATCCTGCGTGATATAATCATCGTGCGACAGAAATGTCCGGAAAGCTGCTTCTGTTTTTTCTTTCTTGAGGGCCTGAATCTCAAAGAAATTCAGAAGCAGTATTTTTTTGTCATCAATCAGCTCCGCTGTCACGATATGTCTCATGCCTCCAAGCCGATCTGCGACTTCCATCATTTCCGGAGTTGCAATCGGTCTTGGAATAGCAGATAATTTTCTCTTTTCCACATCCATCCCTCCTACAGCAGATCGAATAACGACATCTGACCTTCTGTTTCATTCTTCTTTGGAGCCTGCTTTTTGACTTCTTTCACCGGTTTCGCATTAGGTGTCTTTTCCGGTTTCTTTTCTTTTGCAGGCTTCTGTTTGGAGATCTGTTGCTTACGCTTCTCAGCATCCTGCTTCTGCTGTTTTTTCCGTTTCTCCTCCTCTTTTTTCTTCTTTTCCTCAATAGCCTTATCATCCAAATGGAAATAGTCTTCCGCCCATTCATAGACCACATCATCAAGGACCGCCGCACAATTTCCATCCCTCTGTTTTCTTGCCTGCTCATAGTTATAAGTAAAACATTTCGCCCATGTTTTATGTGGCTGAAGAACATCAGATGACAATCCATCATCTTCCTCGCAGCGTTTCAGAAGATACTTAATAACCGGATCGGCGAAATTTTTATCTTTAGCATCGTTCAGTTCCTTTTCCAGTTTTTCTTTTGCTCTTGATATCAAAGTTTTCGCAACTCCATTTTCCATTACGAACTTCTCTATTTCTTCATCTCCTGATGTAGCTGCTTCAAACGCTCCACGTTCAATCGCTTCAATCGCTTTTCCCATAGGACTTACCGGTCCATCATTCTCCGGATCCTCTTCTGCATCGGGGATTGCCGATTTATATTCCTTTTCCAGGCGGTCATTGGTTACATCAAACAATGTATCTCCTTTTTCGTCATAGAATACCGTTATAGAATCTCTTCTCAAGATCTGGTATTTCTTATCTCGAATCGTCAGTTCGCACTGTTTATTCTCGCTCTCATAACCAGCCTCAAGATACTTTCTGACAACCTCATTCCACGGCCACCCGTAGGTATTGTCATCTTTCTGCTCCAAAGTGAAATGTTTTATCTCTGCTCCCATTGCATTTCCTCCTTCTTTTCAAAATCAAAAAACATATAATAATGCTCTTTTTCTATAGTCTGTTTCGTATCTGCAGATCCTCCTAAACTTCCGAGTGAATGGAATAGCCGCCTCCACGCCCATACATTTGATTGAAACATCGGTGTGATCCACAGCTCCTGCCCTTCCATTTCCTGCGGGAATAAAACGTGTCCAACAAGTGGATTTGTTATGGTATTTCCTATGCAGATATAACCGGCGCACCCAAGAAGCGAAAGCTGTATGTAACACATCATCCCAACGATCCTATCTATATCCTGACCGACAAATAATACATGGTTCTGGAAATTATGCTTTGCATTCCTCATGCTGTTAGCAGCTGCTATCAGAGTTGCTCCGGCTCCGCAGGCAGGATCGCAAATGGATATATATCCTTTTTCCTCAATCTGCCTGTCCACATCTCCCACCGTTATCTCTGACATCATTTTGCAGATGTTATACGGAGTGAAGAACTGCCCTTTTCAATGGTTTCCAAGCTCCAGTTCCATGTATAACTCTCCCAGGAAGTCCTGCTCCGGATTCCTCTCAAGTGCTTCTACCACAATCGCAAAACACTTTGCAGGTTTGTCCACTCCTCCGAGACGTTCAATGCAATTTGCATATTCCTTTTCCCGGTTGCTGAATCTCGGTTCAGATCTGTCTACTGCATTTGCAATACTGCAAGCCATTGTGCTTATCAGATCTGACCACACTTGCCAGCCGCTTCTGCTGTAGCACATCTCATTAAATATTTTTATGAACTCTTTTTTCGTTCCCTGTATTTCGCCAGCAGCCGTCATCTCAATCCCTTCTCTCTCATCAGCCTGTCAATGAACTCCGGTGAGGACGGATGGAACGCTTCTTCAGTTTTCTGCTCGATCTTCGGCTTTTCTGGAACTTTCTCTTCAATCATGCTTATGTATTCCCGCTTCTTTTCCAGCACCGCCGCAGGCACCATGGATTCATTTACCGCACGTTCCACAATCGCATCATATATCTTGAAGAAGTGAGCTCTGTTTGCCACTGGGTTATCTCCGTAGCACAATTCCCGGAACCCTATTCTCTCAACCGCCTGCTTCGTTGGTCCGGAAAGGCTCTCCATAGCCTCATCAGATCTGTAATACCCATATTTCTGAATTGCCTTCTGGACATCTTCCCAGGCCTCCCCGGCGTCTTTTAACTGTGGTGCTGTGTATTCAGCACATTTCGCTCTTATCTCGGAAATCTGCGGCGGATAAGTATGTGTTGCTATCAATTCCTGAAGTGCTGTCTCGCACAACCTGTAATCAAGATCTCCGAGCATCGTGTACCACAGCTTTATGCTGTATTTGTCAGGCATGATGTTAAAAGACGGATATGCACTTTTGATAATCGCTCTAATGATATCGAATTGTTCTGCTGTCAATCATTCCACCCCGCAGTCGATTCCATATACTGTTCTGTTCCCATGCCCCTGTTTCCCGTTGGTTGAGGTCTGTATGCAGGTGCCTTATCCTGTGCCCTGCTTAGCCAACCAGTGATAAACCTCTTGATTCCTCTTGCGGTCTTTCTGTTTCTCGGATTGCTATCAAGCCATCCACACATTTTTCTAAATTCCTGTTCCACATCAATCGCCGGATATAACTGTCTAAGAGAATTCAAATAGTCAAAAGTGACATCGAACGAACCAGATCCGGTAACAAGGGGTAAGGATATGAACACTTTCGGCTCGGAGGTTTTTACCTCCGGGCATAATGTATTTATATCTTTCTCTTTATCTATCTCTATCTCTTTCTCTATCTCTTTCTCTACGTTACCGATCCGTTTCGCTCCTGTTACATCAGTGTTACATTGTAACGCTTTGTTTTCTCGATAACGCCTTACACGCTCTGCGCTCGCACTCTCGGAACCCACCATTCTATCGCATTCCGTTAGGCGGTACTCCGTTTCATCAACCAACTCTATTAAGCCCTGCGCAAGAAGGAATCTGACGGTCACATTTACGTTTTCAGCTTCTTCATCCAGTTCCAGGGCAAGTTCTTCGTAGAAGTCATCTTCCACTCCTTCAAAGTAAAGGCGGCCATCCTGTTTCATGGCGATAAGCAGCATTTTTAGATAAATGATTGTGTAAGTATCTCCACCGGCGATCTTGCGGAGTTTTTTTATTGGCTTCTGCCGGAAGAAATCATCCGGAAGCTTTAACCAATAGTATCGTTTTCCCATATAGGTGCCTCCTAGTAAATTACTTTAGAGCCCTCTTCCGTTTTGATAACGGTTACACTCTGATTGAATCGTGCTTTCATGGCGTCATCATGTGTAATCGCCATTACTTTTACATCCGGATACCGCTTGCGTATTGCCTCAAGGGAATCCACATAAGCCTGTGTTCCGTCATCATCAAGGAATGGAGGCTCATCAATAAACAGCATTCCGAGCTGGATACCAGCGGCTGTAGCCTTAATTTCAGATAATGCAAGGATGACAGCTAGCGATGCTTTTACTTTCTCACCGCCGCTCTTGGATGCGTATGGAAGGGTTGTCTTACCATACTCCTCAATCAGGACATCCAGAGTAGCTTTGTCTCCGTCTTTCCCTTTTACCGTTCTCTCCATTACGAAATCGACTCCCATTGTTCCTCCGGTCATCTGGCCAAGGATATTGTTTGCCGTGTCTGTGATATGAGGGATGATGTTCCGGATAATCTGATGAGGAACTCCGTCCTGTGAGAACGCCTGCTTTAAAACGTCATATCTCGTTGTGATAAGAGCACATGCTTCAATATCTTTCTTCAGTTCGAAAATCTCCTCCTTCATGGACTTAACATCTTCCGCCTTCTGGATAAGTGATCCTTTCTGCACCTGCAGATCCTGAAGTTTTTTCTTTTCGGTTTCCATTCTTTCCTCAAGATCAGAAACTTTGGATTCTGTTCCAGAATCAAAACTTTCCATAAGTTCAGATGCCGAAATCATATCGGCCACCATAACGATCAGCTCTTCATCTTTCTTTTCAAGAAGCTTTTCCTGCATCGCCATATTTTCCCTGGCATTTTTTACTCTTTCCTCATATACCGGAAGTGACTTTTCCTGTTCCGCATATACTTTCAGTCCGTCAGCCTTTTCTTTGACCTGTTCGTATAAATTAACTTTTTCCGAAAGGTTATTAACTCTTTCCGTTATCTCCTGAGCCTGTAATTTGACATCAGAGACGTTTTCAGAACATGAGGCGATAGTTTTATCGTTTGACTCTTTTTCAGCCTCCAGACGGGCACGTTTGAGCCTGCTTTCTTCGATTCTCTGTTTCTTTGCCTGATATACTTCCAGGTCTGCAATCCGTTCCCTGATGGACGTCTCCTTTTCTTTGGAATATCCGATGTTCTGCAGTTCCTCCTGCTTTTCCTGTTCAAATTCTGAAAAAGCAGTTTCCGCCTCTTTCATTGCCTCCTTGATCGTCGAAATGCACTTTTCCGTATTTTCGATTTTCGAGGCATCCTCTTTCGCCTTTTTAAGAAATCTGCAGTTTGCATTTTCAATGTCAGCACATCCGGAATCTTCCATGTAGGCTTTCTGCTGTTTCTGCGTTGAAAGATCTGATTCCGCCAGTCGGAGCTGTGTTTCATAAGCAGCATTCGCTTTCTGGAATTCATCACGCTTTGCAGATACTTCCTGCACAATAGCGTCATGGGCATTCTTTTTATCCATGACCGCATAAAGCTCTTCTCTTTTTTCTTCCAATTCAGCAATCTTTTCAGCGATTCCATCATCAGAATCCGTATCCAGTTCAGAAAGTTCCTGATCAATTCTTGCATTTTCAAACTCTGCATTCTTAATAATGTTCTGGTATCTCTGGAGATTGGCTTCACAGTCTACTAAAGCTTTCTTCTCACTCTCATAACGGATAAGCTCCTCTGATAAGATCTTCATTTCATCCTCTGCAGCTGAATACTCTTTTGACTTCTCCCGAATAACATCCGCTTTTTTCAGGATTGTTTCGCAGGATTCAATAATAGAGTTCAGCTTATTTATGGATTCCTCAATAGACGCTTTCTCGTTTTTTACCTGTTCTTTTCTACTGCGAAGATCTTCACAATTTTTCTTCGCAGCTTCATACTTAACCAAAAGTGCCTGGGCTTCTTTCAGATCTATGGAGATTTCTCCGATTAACTTTTCCGAGGATTCAATCTCTTTTTCCAGCTCTTCCAGTTCCTCCTGCGGATTGCCTTTGCTGGCGATAATATCATCTTTGATTTTTACCGCATCTTTCTTCTGCATCAGAGTACGTTTCGCATCGCCGAGACGCTTTCTCGCGTCCTGCTCCATAATTCCGTAAATTCCAAGTCCCAACAGATTTCCGAGGATAGAGATTCGTTCATCTTTTCTCGCCTGCAAAAACAGTCCGTACTGATCCTGCATAATAAGAGCACAGCTACGGAATGTCATGGAGTCCATTCCAAGAACCCTTAAAATCTCACTCTGAGTATCAATGATTCTTTCTTTTGAAAGATTCAGCCAGTCGGTGCCGTCCTCATTCAGCTGAGAAAGGTTCAATGTCGGCTTTCCAGATTTTGTTCTGGTTCTCACTACCCGGAACCTGCTTTCTCCAATATCAAATACAAACTCAATGGAACCGCTTCTGGCATCCTCGGTACCTCTGATCCATGACTTATTGTCTCCTTCTCTGGTTTCTTCAAATAAGCAATCCGAAATCGCATCCATAAACAGGCTGCTCTTTCCAGCTCCATTCACACCGTTAATCGTGCAGAAAGAAATATCATCGAAATCAAAGCATTCTTCCTTGTAGGTCCGGTAGTTTTTGACCTTAATACTTACCGGTTTGAATACACCGTGGATCTCTACTGTATTACTGCTCTTCATCGCATCAGCGATAATCGGCTCTGCAAGTTCCACTATTTTTTCTGAATCGGTAAAGCACTTCTCATCCAGCCATTTCTTGAGGTTTAAAAGAGGATCACTTTCTTCAGAAAGGAGCTGCCGATTCGTGATGTTCATCATGCTCTCAGCTTCAATATCAGCCACATAAAACGCTCCGATTTCGTACAGATCTTTTTGCAATACCGGAATGTTTAACGCCTTTTTCTGTTCCGTGTCGCAACTGTACTGCAGTCTCACTATGGCGTCCATGCAGGAAGATGTGTAATCTTTCTCGATAAGATACATCTTCCCAGATCTGAGATATTCAGCCACATCTTCTTTATCCCATTTAATCGTCTGAAACTTCCGGTATGGAGTTTCGTAAAAATGTCCTTTTTTCAGGCTTTTCTTTTCAAATTCATGAATCCAGAATCCACGTTTCTGTCCTTCATCGTTGAAGTTCATAGCGTTTATTGCACCGGAATAAAATACATTTTCCAGACCTTCGAGCATCTGCGGGCGGTGGATATGTCCAAGAAGGACAGCATCGAATCGTGCTGTCTGCAAAGACTCTCTCGGAATTACCGGCTCAAAATTTGAAAAGAACGATGTCTGTCCGGATTCCATATTGCAACCAGGAACTGTATAATGTGCCATCAGGATTGCAGGAACCATATCTGCCACAATATTGGTCTGTGAGCATTGCGCTCTCAATCCCATAACCATTTCGCTGATATATTTTGTCCATGTGAGATTTTCTTCCTCTGCAGATAGACCTGGAAATTTTGCTCTGAACTCCTGCTTATCAAATCCAGGAATACATACAATGTCAGCGATTGGCGTACTGATAACCTGCGGTGTTGTAACAACAGCAACCTTTTTATTGTGTTCCAGCATCTTTGTAAGTACACGGAACTGTCCGAATCCATCGTGATTCGGTGTTCCTCTCATGACAACCACAAATTTGCTGACTTTCGACAGTTCATCAATAATCCTTGTTGCAGTCACCATTTCGTCAGAATACCTTACCGGTCCGATCTGCTCCTGGTGGAACACATCACCGCTGATACAAACCAGATCCGGATGTTCTTCTCTCGCCTTTTCAACCATATATTCCAAACATTTTACGGTATCCAGAGAACGGAGATTCACTCCGTCCTCAACTGGACCTTTGAACTGGCCAATGTGCCAGTCAGCTGTATGCAATACTTTCATTACATCTCCCTCGCTTTCTTTGTTAATTCCTCTAACTTCGGATAAAGAAGATTGAACTGCTGTTCTGACATTCCACAGAAGTCGATTCCATCACCTGTCCATACTTCTCCGACAATCAGGATATTTCCCATAATCGGAGATCCGTGTTTGTCTGTTTCATACAGGAAACTTCCCACACCATTCATATCAAGATCGTGGTAAAGAAATTCTTCATCAACCAGCATGCTCACGCAGCTCCCCTTTACTTTTCCAACCTTGTTTGATCCTCCAAGCTCTTTGTATAACCTGTTTGGCATTACATGCTCGCACAGTCTGCATTTCGGACCGATAAGATCTGCGAGCGCCTCATTCTGCTCAGAATAATTACCTTCAGGGAATTCATGTACTGAAATCTCATTATCTGTTGTAATTTTTATGAGTTTCATTACTTGTTACCCCCTCTCTGGCATTTAATGCAAAGTGGCCGACCAAACTTATTCAAAGAGTATTCATAAACTCTTTCGTTGATCTCTGCTCCGCAATCATTGCAAAAAAGTCCGTTTCCCTCTTGTGCAGGCTCACTACTAGCCGGCTCATCAGGAGCAACTCCATCGTGTACCGGTTCCTGATAATCTCCAGAATAATCATCTTCCGGAATATCGCTCTGGAATGCCGGATTGTCTGCATATTCCGAAACATCAAATGTATTTTCTGTTTCAAAATCCACACGTCTTACAGGAATTTCCGGTGTGCCGAACATATTATTCACAGACTGCATTCCCTGTGTAAGCATTGCCTGACGGACATTCGGATCGGAATAATCAGGCGAAAATACAACCGTCGGAATGGCGAAATTTTTCTTGAGTTCTTCGTGAGTATATGTTCCTTTCAGTCCGAGCAAAGCACGAATAACACGGAGTTTTGCTCCGGTCATAGCCTTTTCCGCCCAGGTCTTTCTAAGCTGCGTCATATTTACAAGAACAGATCTCTCGATATATTTTTCTCTGTCACACTCGTCAATCACATATCCGTTGACTTCTTTTCCGTATTTGTTCTTCAGCTTTTTGAATTCTCCCTTAAAAAGTTCAGCTGCAGCTTTTGCCTGTTTTTCATCGGCAATTCCTTTTACCGCTTTGTCTCCGAATTCGATTCGAAATTTAGCCTCCTCGTCTTCCAAACAGATCACTTTCTGGTCCGTCTCTGTTCTGGCGGTTCCGTCAGCCTTTTTCATTGCTCCCTGCGCCTGTGCCCGGTATGTATACTTATCAATTCTCTCTCCGTATGTTTCCTTTGGATTAAACTGGATTCCAGCAGCCATAGCGAGCTTATTCAGCATAGGCTTGGTAAGAGAAAAAACATCAACCCATATAGTTTTTCCATACCGATCTTTCGATCCGCTGTCTACAGAGCCTACTTTAAAAATGTCTCCGCTATTTTCTCCGAGGTCTACCGGAACTTCTTCGACATGAAATTTGTAGAAAGGGTTTAACTGAACATCTGTAGATGTTGGCAACAATAAGTTGCACTGAGAATAATGATTCATTACCTCAGGTAATGATGATAAAAATTCTTTGCTCATTGATTTTCCTCCGTATTCATTGACTTTTTTCCCACATCCATGCTAAAATACGGATGTGGGGTGTATAGGTTTTTCACCCTTGGACTCACTCGCCAAAGCGATTGTGACGTCCGAAAAAAGTTTCTGAGTTAAAGCTTCAATCACTAATTCAGCCAGATACCATGGTGTCCGTCTAACACCTCCGGCATCGCCATAACGCTGTATTATGGATTGGAGCTTTTTCGTTGCTGTAGATACAGCAAGCTGATAGTCTTCTTCGTTGATTTCTCTTCCGATCATCTCCTCTATTGTCTTCTTGTCCATAACAAATCTCCTAACCATTGCAAAAACAAAAACACTCCATATGCCACAAATCCTGCCGCAAATACTTCTCCGCCTATCGCATCGTATCCTCTTACTTCACGAAGTTTCTCTGCTATTGCTATGTAGAAAAGAAATCCGGATGCAAACGATATTGCCAGCTGCGTGAGCATGATTGCCGCCCATTTCAGTTTTTCTTTCACTACTCTGAGAAATCTTTTCATTACTCTTTTTCGTGAACATTTCTTCCGAACCGGCGGATTATATAATGCAATCCGTTCAGGCCGGAGGATAACCTGCTCTGTATTATTTATCAGGTCATACAGTACAAATGGTTTCATTTTCTTTCTCCTTTACACAATTATTCTCATCTGTCCGTTGTTCTCGGTGCAGATAAGGTGAGACAGATTTTCAACCGAGCGGGCAATCCGCTCCTCTCTCATCTTCTCTTCCTCTTTGCAGTCACATTTTTCTCCCGGATCCAGATAACATCCGCATTCCGGACAAATATAACCATACATTCTCTTCTTCCCTCCTTTACTCGATCATGCAGATTTCATCAAAGTATTTTTTCGGGATTCTCCCGTTTGGATAAGCCTTCGTGAGTTTTCCGTTATCAATGCATTCCTGACGCATTTCCCGGATCATGTTATACGCTTTAGACTGACTGACATCCAGAAGTTTCACAATGTCATCAGCTTTATAGTAAGAACGGTTGGAACTATCCAGTTCCTTGACAATACCAGCAGCCATGTCTTACCCTCCTATCTAATATTTTTTTCTGCCCATATCTTCAGCTCGTTAGTAATCTGAGTGACCTCATCCAGTGTCTTGATAATGATTTCTAAATCTCCTTTTTCCTCGTCAGTGATTATGCCGTCTTCCGTGATGTCCAAAAGCAGATCTTTTGCCTTTGATATTTTTCTGAACGAAGAAAGAGCTTTTACACTGATTCTGTCAAGATCTTCCGATTCAACTTCCGGGAAATCCTTTCCAAGCGGACACATATATTTGCAAAAATGAGCCTTCAGTTCCGGAGCATTATATATATCTGACATCATGAGAACCTCGTCAGGAAATGGATTTTTACTTCCGAGCTCTATTCTCGCGAGCCTGCTTCTGTCAATTCCAAGCTCCTCCGATGCTCCCTCTCTGCTATTCAGACGGTCATTGAACTTTGCGGCGTTGTAACGTGCCTGTGTGAAGATATTTTCCTTTGCTTTTGTTGCATACTTTGCCATTTAAGTGACCTCCGTAATAAGCTAAACTATAATCAAATAACTGTATCGGTGTAAGGAACCGTAACGTGTCTGTCCTCACCGATCACCTTAGCGATCTCAGGTGCATAGACTCGGCCATTGACAACACCAGAAACATAATTTCTGCTAAATCCAACACGCTCTGCAAGTTCAGTCACGTTAATATCATCATCAATCATGGATTTTTTTACTTCTTTGCACCATGTCGGAAGAATTCGTTTCATTTTTCCACCTCTTTCCGTTTGTTACCATTTGTTGTTTACATTTGTTTAAAACTGCCTTAGAATAACGGTATACGTTAATCAAAATAGAAAGGAGTATCTGCTATGAATAATCAGACTTCGTGGTCGGAGCAATTACAACGCATTGGAATGTCAGAGTTTTCGTCGGCTCATCAGGACATCCTTATGCAGTTACGAGAAAGCCGGATTCCGATAGGATCTGCTTCTCTTTCGCAAGCATCGGCTGAAGCCCTTATACGGGCTGTGTCAGTAATGATTGAAGAAAATAACAAAGCCGTTCTTACGGAATTAGAACAGTAACTATTCATTTTGCATTACTTCTTTTGAGCTGTTTTTAAGCTCTATTTTTAAAAAGTGTTTTAAACATTTGGTGATTACAGTTTTATAATAATCCCCATTTGTGAGTTTGTCAATACTTTTATTCACATTTTGGGATTTTGAAAGGAGCACTATGATTATTCAAAGAGTATTATCTCTACTTGATGAGAAATCGCTTAAAGCCGCAGATTTATGTAGGGCTTTAGATATAAGCACTAGTACAATGACAAACTGGAAAAACAGGGGGACTGATCCACCGGCAAAGATGATTGTCCCAATTTGTGAATTTCTCGGCGTTTCATGTGAATTTCTATTAACAGGAAAAGAAAGCATATTTCCTGCAATATCAAAAGAAGATTCTGAATGGCTGGTTCTAATTCACCAGCTACCAGATGATGCTCAATTAGAATTCAAAGGAGAGCTGAAGGGCTATATAAAATGCCTTAAACGAGATGTTGGTGAACCAGCGGGATTGAGAGAGGCAAAATAATACCCTTCGAGTGGTACCGAAGGGGAAGGAGAGATTAAATATGAGCATGATAAACTGTCCAGAATGCGGAAAAATAATATCGGACGAAGCTACAACTTGCCCGAATTGCGGGTATGTATTGAAAAAGAAAAAGCCTGCATGGATTATAGTGCTGGCAATCATAATGGGAATTATTGCAATTCTCGTTCTTGCTTCAGGGTTCAAAGATCTTTTCACAGCAAAAGAGATTGATTCTGGAAAAAAGAAGCAAGTTGTAAATGAACAGAATACCGAATCACAGAAACCAGCGTTTCAGTTTGAGGTAAGCACAGATGAAGATCTTGCAGGATTCCCAGACGCTCAGGGTTTTACCGAGGTATCTAACGGAGAGTTTAAGACAGCAATGGTAAGTATCGGAGTTAAAGATATATCTGATGTGGAGATCGGGAATTATAAAGAAGAATCTGGCGTTTATTTTCTCGACGCAAAGTGTAAAACAGATACGGGTATCACGTTAATTATCGATTATATGTATATCTCGTTCGCTTCTGATCCAGAATGGACCATTTGCTATATTGCGGACTACGATTCTGGAAAGCATTATTATGTAAGAGAAGGATCTGAGAACGAAGTGGATATATACGATTACAAAACAGGAGAATTAACATCAAAAGCAAATCCTAGTTCAAAGAGTAATTAAGGTGTAATAATGAGTGATATTGGAGAAAGAATAAAGGAACTGCGTTCGGAGGCAGGCATTACTCAGTTGCAGCTGGGGAAATATGCAGGATGCACCGGCCAGGTTATATCTAACATAGAAAGAGGATACACACGTCCGTCTGCAGAGGTTCTAAATAAAATTGCAGATTCCCTTCATGTTCCTTCAGACTATATATTGGGAATCTCTAAATCAAAATGGATTGCATCAAATCCATATACACTGAGCCGTTGCTTACAGGATAGGATCTCTTCTCTATTGAAAAAAGAACAAATGACAATAGAATCATTCGCCGCAGCCGCAGAACTTGACCAAGACGAGGTGTCAGAAATCGTGTCCGGAGGAATTCGCCCGAATACAGACACGCTGGCCAGGATCGCCGGCACTCTTCATACAACGATAGATTATCTTATCGGGATGACCGAGTACGAAGTCTCGATAGAATCTGAGGAAGAAGAAGACATTATCCAATATTTCAGAAAAATGTCCAAAAGCGGCAAAAGAATATTCATGGGAATGTTGGAGGAGGTCAAAGACAAATAACACGAGACAGGAGACTTTGCAATGCCAGCATACAAATATCAGTTGAAGACCGGGAAAACGAAGTGGTATGCGAACTTCTATTATGAGGACTGGACGGGCACACGACAGCACAAGTGCAAACGTGGCTTTGATACGAAGAAAGAAGCCAACGAATACGAAAGATTGTTCTTGGATAAGTTTTCAAAGAGCCCTACTATCCTGTTCTCTTCCCTTGTTGACAACTATCTGGATGATATGAAGACCAGAATAAAACCAACAACCATAAAAAACAAAGAGTATCTAATAAGAACGAAGCTGGTTCCATACTTCGGGAAATTACAGATCTGTGATATAGACGCCGAGGTTATACGAAAGTGGCAAAATGTGTTGATCGAATACAGGGATAAGAAGGGAAAGCCGTATGCAGAAACTTATCTCTATACCATAAATGCTCAGTTGTCTGCAATAATGAATTATGCAGTGAAATTCTATAGGCTGCAGATCAACCCTTGCTTCATCGCCGGATATATCGGAAAGAACAAAGCCAGTGAAATGAAGATATGGACACACGATCAGTTTAAACAGGCCTTGGAGCATGAAAAGAAGATTGCATACACAATCGCTTTTAAGATCCTGTTCTATGGTGGTATTCGAGAAGGGGAGCTACTGGCCCTTACTCCTGATGATATACCGAGAGATGAAGCCATGATTGACATCAATAAGAATTATGCCGTAGTGGACCGGGTGGAATACTTTCTTACTCCAAAGACAGAACGAAGTGTCCGGATCGTAACTATACCGGATACTCTGCATGCAGAAATTCTCGAATACATCGACCGCATAGAAGTTGATCACGATGAGAGAATCTTCTATTTCGGAAAAAGCGGTCTGTCGGATGAATTTAAACGGATGAAAAAACTTGCCAGTGCCGAAGATATCCGCATCCACGATCTGAGGCACAGTCATGTTGCCATGCTGATAAATATGGGCGTTGGAATCGAAGAGATTTCCAGAAGACTTGGCCACGATTCCATTAAGACAACATGGGATACCTACTCTCACTTATATCCGGGTACCGACAAAGTGCTTGCAGGAAAGATTGAAGATCTTATTAAGAAAGAAATTGAAGAAAAGGACGTTCCAAAATACGATATTGCAAAATCAGATGTGCCTATGGTTCCTGATTCTCCTCTTGGAAAAGAGAGTCAGGCTATTCTGTTTACTGCAGAGAAGCAGAGCAATGTCCATATTCAGAAGAACAACAGGAACATCTTTCAGAAGTACGGTATCGATATTGATAATGAGATTTTATTCGGATATAAGATGATGGCCTATCTGGACTTCATCGCATTCGGAAATTCAATCATTAACATCATCACGGACTTTCATCCTGAAGAAAAGCTAAAGGATTTCATTCTGTCGATGTTCACGGAGTCCATTTCAGCGTGCGAAATGGCAGACGGAAATATCATGAATCTGGACACATATATTTCCCAGACAGCTATACCGAGATACCATAAAATATATGGAATATATGCATAATTTTATTTTTTAACATCACCGTAACATCACAGATATTAAAAATCCCCTGAGAGCCCAGTGTTTATGCGGGTTCCCAGGGGATACCTATTATTCAAACTCAATCGTTCCCGGTGGCTTACTCGTCAGATCATAGAATATTCTATTCACCCCGCGAACTTCATTTATAACTCTGCTCATCACCTTATTCAGAACTTCATACGGAATCTCCGCTGCCTCTGCAGTCATGAAATCAATCGTATTAACAGCTCTAAGAGCTACAGCATAATCATAAGTTCTCTCATCACCCATAACACCAACGCTTCTCATATTCGTAAGTGCTGCAAAATACTGACCAATTGTCTTATCAAGTCCGGCATTTTCAATCTCTTCACGATAAATAGCATCTGCATCCTGAACGATACGAACTTTCTCAGCTGTTACTTCGCCGATGATACGTACTCCAAGTCCCGGTCCTGGGAATGGCTGACGGAATACGAGTCTTTCAGGAAGTCCGAGCTCAAGTCCTGCTTTACGAACTTCATCTTTGAAAAGATCACGAAGCGGCTCAATGATTTCTTTGAAATCTACAAAATCCGGAAGTCCTCCTACATTATGATGAGATTTGATCACTGCGGATTCTCCGCCAAGACCACTTTCTACAACATCCGGATAAATTGTTCCCTGTGCAAGGAATTCAACAGTACCGATCTTCTTTGCTTCTTCTTCGAAGATACGGATGAATTCTTCACCGATGATCTTACGTTTTGCTTCTGGATCTGTAACGCCTGCAAGTTTGTTATAATATCTTTCCTGTGCATTTACGCGGATAAAGTTCAGATCGAACTGTCCTTCTGGTCCGAAGATTGCTTCAACTTCATCACCTTCATTTTTACGAAGAAGACCATGATCTACGAATACACAAGTAAGCTGTTTTCCAATAGCTTTGGAAAGAAGGCCTGCTGCCACTGAAGAGTCAACCCCACCTGACAGTGCGAGCAATACTCTTCCGTCTCCAACCTTCTCGCGGATCTCTGCGATTGTATTCTCAACAAAAGCATCCATCTTCCAGTCACCTGCACATTCACATACATTTTTTACAAAGTTGTTGATCATCTTTGTTCCTTCTACTGTATGAAGTACTTCTGGATGGAACTGGATTGCATACAATTTCTCAGCTGCGTTCTCAGCTGCTGCAACCGGACAGTCAGCAGTGTGTGCTGTAATTTCAAATCCCGGAGCAATTTTTGAAATATAATCAAAATGGCTCATCCAACATGTTGTTGTCTCTGAAACACCCTCAAATACTTTGGAGTCTTTTTTATCAATAATAACTTCTGTCTTGCCGTATTCTCTTACATCTGCACGCTCAACTTTTCCGCCAAGTACATGAGACATCAGCTGTGCGCCATAGCAAAGTCCGAGAACCGGAATTCCAAGCTTGAACAGTTCTTCTGAATAAGTCGGTGAATCCGGCTCATAACAGCTGTTTGGTCCGCCTGTGAGAATGATTCCTTTTGGATTCATCTCTTTAATTTTTTCAATATCTGTCTTATATGAATAAATTTCACAATATACATTACACTCCCTGACACGTCTTGCGACCAGCTGGTTATACTGTCCACCGAAGTCAAGGACAATCACTAATTCTTTCTTCAAATCTTTCCTCCTGTCAAATCCAATCAAAACTATTTGCTTTATCTATATATTTTTTTCTGTTCTTCATTATAGTAGAGGAATCATTGATTTACAAGTATTTGTTTATGTAAAATAAAATCTTATCCACAATTTCTATTACTATACGCGGTAATTATTCCCCTTCTGATCTATCCAGAACAAAAAAGATGCCGAACAAATGCCCGACATCCCATTTTTATGTTCCATTTTATGCTACAAATCTTTCTAGCTGTCTTTCAAGTTCTGTGCAATCATCTGCATACATCTGCAGTTCAATCACGTTATTCAATCCCAGATTCATGATTCCAAGTAATGACTTCGCATCTACTACTGCCCGTCCTCTTCTCATGTCCATGTTAAAGTCAAATTTACATACTGTGTTCAAGAAATCAATAATCTCATCCGGGTGTTTGAAAGTAATGTTCATTGTACTCATTCTTTTCACCTCTTTCTGCCTTAACGGCCATGAAATCCTTTTCACTTTTCATTTGTATCATAGCATATTTTTTATATGAAAAAGGGTGAAATTTTTTATAAAGGTGTATTTTTTTAATTAAATATACCCCTTATTCTCTACTTTTTCCTATAAACAACATGAAATTACTCTTAATTATGAAATTCCAGTAGAGTTACGTCTGTATTCCGTCGGTAAAATTCCTTCCTCCTCTTTAAACACCTTACTCATATATTTGGGATCAGAGTAACCGACAA